TGCTTATATCATATAAATTAAAAGTCGTCAAGGGGGAAAGTTACCCCTCCCCCTCAACTAAGATGTTTAGGCGAATGCCGCAGCAGTGCCAGCAGCGTTCATTGGAACCATTACGGCAAATACACGAACCTTACCGTCCATGATTGCAGTGATAGCTTTCACGTCGATGGTGTCAGCAGCCAAGTAAAACTTAGCAGCAGAACCAGTTTCCTGAATGCCAACTGCGCCGTCTGCGTCTAGGTCAGTGACCCACGTGTCAGCAGCAGTGCCGTCACCAACGTCAATCGTACCAGCGTTTGAACTTGCTGTTACAAGCTCGATGCCGACACACAGAACCAGCGTATTAGCAGGAATCTTCAGAGCGTCGATGTCTTCGTTGATGCCTAGATTAGTGGTGGAAAAGTCCAGCACAACCTCTTGCAGGTAGGGTTTTGCACCGGATGCAACCGCTACACCGTTATCAGTAACTGCATAAGTAGCCATTAGTGAATCTCCCTATTAGTCTAAGCTAACGATACCACGAACGATGGCTTCAGGACGCAGAACTTTGCGACCGAAGACATGCAATCCGCGAACGATATCGCTGAAGGTTTCAGTTGAACGAATAACTTCTGTCTTCGCAATGTGCGAAGCAGTAGCTGTTGAGGACATGTGACCCGCAAGAATTGCGTTCTCAGTGCCGTCAGTTGCCAGACCAGAAATTGTTACTTGGTCAGTGCCGCCGTTAGATACGAGGGCAGTTGACTTGTAGCACTGGAAGCCAGCAATGTTGCCCAGCGATACAAGGCCGTTACGCAGAGGTGAAGTTGCGTCGCCAGTAACCTGTACTTCTGCGAACTTCGAACCCGCTGAGAACAGGTGCTTGTAGAAAGCGGGAGGAGCAACGAACCAACGGTTCTCTTCCGGAACTGACTGGTCGTCAAGAGCCTGTGCCATGATAAGCATGGTGTTGACTGCTGTGTCGCCGGGGCTGGTTGCACCGCCGATGTCCAGAGCCGTACCGAGTGTACCGATGCCAGCAACTGTAGCAGTTTCAGCACCTGATTCACCTGTCAGGCCAGCGTTAGTTGCCATTGCGTCAAGAACGTTAGCATCGTACTTACGCTTCAGGGAGTATGCACCTGAAGAAGTCGCAAGAGATTCGAAGTTAACGTGTGACTGACGCTCTTCGATGTCGTCAATCTTGAACGCAAAAGCGTTTGCTTGGTCGACAACCATTGTGATTTGGTCGTCGGCAAGGTCTTGTGGGTTAACCACTGAACCGCGAGAGTACGGAGATACAGTGATTGTTGGTTCTTTAATGATACGAACCGTGTCGCCAAAGTTCTCAATTTCGCCAGCGTAATCGGTATTGGTGATGTCTTCCGCAACCGAAGCGCGACGGAAGAATTTGAGAACCTTTTGACTGAAGATTTCCGGTGTAAAGTTACCGGAAGGCAGGTTGTTATAACCTGATGCGCTATCAAAAGCCATTGGATTATCCTTCCATTTTTGAGGTTAGGTTAGTTGTTAAAGTCAATTCGCCCTTCAGCCCTTGCAGAGTCCAGTTCGCTTTCTAGCTTTTCAAACTCATGGGGCTTCATTTTGGCGATTTGTGAAGCCTTCCAAATACGCTTGTTCCCATCCTTTTCTGAGACAATGTCTCTTGCTCGTGGGGCCGATACTGCGGATGCTGCATCAGACGTACTGGATTTCTTCCGTTTTGTGGTAATTCCTGCATCTACTTTGTACAGATCAATTACTCGTGCAGCCCACTTAACATCCGTATTGTTTTTATTGATACCATCTGAGATGTTTGTTGGTTGTTCTTGGAGCCACATTAAGAACTTTTCATCCTTTCGTAAATCGTCGAAATCTGGATGTAGGTTCTTTAGTTCTCGATAAGCGGTTTGAACCTGAAGATTCTTTTCCTTTTCACGAAGCTGTTCAATCTCTTTTTGCAACTCTGTGGTTCTTTCACTGGCTTGCATTGCTGCAACAGTTTCTACAACCCCGTATACATCCGGATATTGTTTTTTAAACTCTTCCAACTCTTCGGTAGTCTTAGGCAAACGAACGTTACTTTCCTGCAGTTCTTGTTTTGCTCGTTGTTCTAGTTCTGCCTCTTTTTGCTGAAATTCCCTTAACTTCTCATCGTAGTGACGTTTCAGATCATCATACCGTTTTTTGTAATCGTGATCCGGAGAAGCCTCAGTTTTCGTTGTTGCAAAACTTTCGTTGGAGTCGTCTTCGCTATTGGTTTCAACACCAGATGCTTCTACTTCATCTTGAGGGGTATCGTCATCGTCGTCTTCGTAGACGTCTTTTCGATAGTTGCCTTTGTAGAGATTGGCGTTGTTAATTGTTCCAAAGGAATCGTTAGGTTTGTTTCCGCGATGACCGCGAACTTTTTTTTGGGTTGCCATTTTATTTACCTCATCATGCGGGGCCACATGGCTGTGGGTAGCCGCTTCGGTTGTGTCGGGGCCGCTGGACGGGTAGCCGACGAATTCTTCTACTGGGCTTTTTACGG